GGCTCTTGTTGAGGCTCGCCTTGCTGGTGTCACCCTTCCAGACAGCGCCAAGAAGCGCGTTCGGGAGACGACTGAGGGCAAGGTGCTTGACGAGCAGCAGATTGATTCAGCGATTAAGGCGGAAGCCGATTATGTCGCTGACCTAACCACCCCTGTTGTGGCTGACGCTGGCGCTGTTGTGTCGGATGTCAAGTCGGAGCAGGATCGCGTGACCGAAGGCGTGTACAACATCCTTTCGGGCAAGAGCAACGAGTCCATCAAGGGTCTTTATGTTGACCTTTCGGGCGACCGCTCCTTCACGGGCAAGATTCAGGAAGGCTCGCGACTCAATGAGGCACTTTCGTCCTCATCGTTCGCAGAGATCCTTGGTGACTCCATCACCCGCCGCCTGTTGGACTTCTACAACCAGCCAAACCTTGACCAGTGGCGCAAGTTGGTAACCGTTGGTTCGGTTAACGACATGCGAACACAGCGCCGAATCCGCTTCGGTGGGTACAACAACCTCTCCACGGTGACTGAGGGCAGCGCATACGGCGCTCTCACCAGCCCAACGGATGAGGAGGCAACCTACGCGCCAGTCAAGAAGGGTGGCACTGAGGTCATCACGATGGAAATGATCGTGAACGACGACCTTGGCGCAATCCGCGACATCCCGCGCCGACTTGGACGGGCAGCCGCTCAGACCCTTCACGAGTTTGTGTTTGACTTCTACAAGGACAACGCAGCGATCTACGATACTGTTGCGCTGTTCCATGCGTCGCACGCAAACCTTGGCAGCACGGCGTTCAGCGCCTCCGCTCTCAAGAATGCGCGCCTCCAGATGCTCAAGCAAGCCGACATGGACAACAGCAAGCGCCTTGGCATTACGCCACGCTACCTGATCGTTCCTGTTGACCTTGAGCATGATGTGTTCACTGTCCTCAACAGCATCGTCCTGCCTTCGGGCGCTGGCGTTGCTGCTCCGTCGGACGCAAACTACACCCGAACCTACGGGCTTGAGGTAGTCAGCGTTCCGTACTGGACAGATGCAAACAACTGGTTCCTTTCCGCTTCGCCAATGGATGTTCCGACAATTGAGATCGGCTTCCTCAACGGACGCGAAGAGCCTGAACTGTTCGTGCAGGACGAGCCAACGAATGGCTCAATGTTCAGCAACGACAAGATCACTTACAAGGTTCGCCACATTTATGGTGGTGCAGTCCTTGATTACCGTGGTCTTCAGGGCAATGTCGTCGCCTAATTAGGCACGAGTTAGGGGTAAACTATGAGGGAGTCGGGCGAGACCCGACTCCCTCATTCATCTTCGGGCGGCGGCAACGATACCCCTAGCGTTGTCGTCGCCTGAAGTCCAAAGGAGAAAACATGGCGCACATGGGATCGTATTCAACGGCAAATGTTTTGGCTTCTGTCAAGGCAGTCCTGCGTGATACGACTGCTACGGCAGATGCGCGCCTCCTTTCGGACGCAGAGATCACAGAAAACATTACCAAGGGAACTTATCGTTACTCCCACGACCGCCCAATGGAGAAAATTACCTCACTCACGGCTGACGGCACGATTTACCTTAATCTCCCAGTTGACTTTACCGATGGCTTCAGCAGCATCGTGCATCTTGAGTCGCCGTTGGATCACATCCCGCCACAGTGGGTTGACGAGCGCGACTATCTGATTGTTCATGGAACTGGAAACGCTTCGGCACTGCGGCTTCGCTGGACGCGAGTTGCGCCGACTTCTGGCGACACCATTCGGCTGTACTACACAACGCACAGGACTTATTCGGCAACAGCAGCCAGCACGACTGTGCTTGACCATGATCACTTTTCTGTCGTTGACCTGATTGTTTCCATTTGCGCGGGAGACATTGGCAACAAGTACGCACGAGCGCACGAGCCGATCCTTGGCGCAGACACCACAGACTACGGCAGCAAGAGCAAGGAGTGGGCAGACATTGCCGATATGTACATGAAGCGATACCGCGATGGCGTGGGAATCACCGAAGGAGAGAAGCCTCACGCATCCAACTGGATCAACTGGGATTCCCAGCCAGATCCAAGCCGCGATTACCTCTTCCACCGAAAGATGACCCGATGAGTTTTGCTGGTCGTGTCCAGATTGTTTTTCGCGACATCACTGGCTTTCGGAAGAAGTACACACCGCAACTGATTCAAGCGGCGCAGTACGAAGCGGCAAAGGCTGGCGTTGTCTACCTTTACCCAAAACTTGTTCGCAACACACCAGTCGGATCAACCGCATTGCTGCGAAACTCTACGCTGTTTACGCCGCCTAGGTTCAATTTTGTCAACACTCACGGTCGCACAACTTGGCAAGTGACTTCAACGATGGGCGCAACTGGCGGCGCTTCGCTCTACGCACAATTTGTTGAGTACGGGCGCGGGGCAGGAAAGTTCCCGCCAGTTGAGGCAATGCGTACTTGGGTTCGCAGGGTTTTGCGGGTCAGGGGAGCAAAAGAGATTAACAGCGCTGCCTACCTTGTCGGGCGAAAGATTGCCCAGAACGGCACAAAAGCGCAAATGTACAATAAGAAAACAGTGGTGCAGCATCAAACCATGGCGGAAACGCACATGAAGGCTGCCGCGTCGCGAGTGTTGCGAAACCCAGAAATGAATCAAGTGTCTACAGTGGTCAGGAAGGGGTAATCATGAGCGTTATTGCTAATCAGGCTGCCGCGCTAAAGACAGCAATTGAAAGCGTTACTAACTCTGGCGTTGTTTACGATTACCAGCCGTTTCCAAAAAATGACTGGGCGCAGTTTGTAACGACGCTGACGGTGGTTATTGGGGGGCAGCGACAAGTACGAGCGTGGACAATCCAGTACGAGGGCGAAGATCGCAGGTACGAAGCCATCGGGATTGGAGCGGTAAAAACTGTCCGCCGAATCAACTACATCATCCGTTTTCACATGTCTTGGGCGCATCCATCCAGCGATGGAACCTTCAGAGACCTGCTTGAATCGGCAGCGACAGCAATTGACAGCGCCCGTTCGCTTGGCGGAACGGCGCTTGACCATGATCCGATTACCATTGACCTGCCAAATGATGCGTCGCCCGTCATGATTGGCGACATTTTGTGCCATTATGCCGAGATCAGGGTCGTCGTAAAGGTTGTTGAATCCCTGACTACAACTTAGGAGCAAACATGTCTGAAGCAGTAAAGAGCATTCGTTATATCGGCAAGGGCGACTTTGTGGTCGGCTACCCAGCCGCTGGTGTTATTGTTGTGACTGAGCGAGAGGCGGATGCGCTGATCGCAACTGGTCTTTATGAAGAGGAGAAGCCGTTTAAGGCTGCTCCAGTCGTCGCTGATACAGCGAAGGAAGGTGTCAAGTGAGCATTGGAGTAAAAGTTGGTCGCCAGTCTGCAGTCGGCACGGCAGCGGCTACGCTTGCCACGGTAGCGGCAGATTTCTCATCCAAACTTGTCAAGGCAAATGTTGCCATTGAGGAAGTTCGCAGCGGTCAAGACATCCACTTTACGAAGCGCGATGGCGTTTCCTACGAAGAGTGGACGGTTGGAGACAGCGCGGTTTACCACGACACAGTTGGCTACTGGCTTTCCAGCGCAATGGGAACGCCGACCAACACCGCCGCTGGTGCCGCCTTTACCTCAGTGTTCAAGTTTGAAGATGCTCCAAATGCCTTGACGCTGGAGACGACGCAGCCACGACGAGCAACTGAGGCGTACCAGATTAAGGACGCGGTTGTAGACAAGATGGGCTTCACCTTTGAGGCTGAAGGCACGCTTACCTACAATGTCAACGGCTTTGGCTTGACGCGCAGCGCGCTTGGTTCAGCCCCAACATTCACCAACTCAACAATCAACCCGTTTGTTGCGTGGAAGGGTCAGGTTGCGTTTAACGGCGTGGCTCTTGGTTCGTATGCAAAGTTGAAGAAGGGTTCAATCAACTTTACTCGCAACCGAAAGCCTTTGTTCACGGTAAACAATTCGGTTGACCCAAACACATTCTCAACTGGCTCGCGCATGGTTGAGTTTGATCTGACCTGCGATTTTGCCAGCGTGGGCGAGTACGACAAGTACCGCACTGCCGCAACGGACTCGCTGGAGATTCTCTTTACCCTTACCGATGGAACGACGATTGGTACGCCAGCCGCCTCTCCAACGCTTAAACTGAAGATCGGAACCGCCTTCATTGAAGACGCTGAGATTGACACGGGTTCGGATCTCCCAGAGATCACGGTAAAGGGCAAGGCTTTGTACAATGCAGCAGACGCTTCGTTGGCAGTTGTCACGCTTTACACCGCGACAAACTTCACCACAGCGTCGTAATAAAAAACAAGACTAGTGCCTCAGCCCATGTGGGCTGGGGGCTAGTCGCTAGGGAAAGGGGCTTTCTATGGGATCGTTTAGGAATCTTGCCGTTCGTCGTTCGGCGGACACAAGGACAATTACATTGGCGGACAAGCCAGAAGCAGTAAAGCCAGAAGACTGGCTTGCTGAGGGTGAAAGCATCACCTTCTGGGGAGTTTTGCCGCACGGTGTCGTTCAGGGAATGATCGCCGCAGGAAGCAATGCTCGCATTGACAAGGGCGGCTCACTTGGCGAAATGGAATGGAATACCGCTGCCGCGCTGAAGGCACGAATTATCGGCGGTATTGTTGACTGGCGTGTCTTTGACGAAGTTGGCAACCTTGTTCCATGGTCTCCGCAAAGCGGAGAGGAACTGCTGGACGGGATTCCAAATCCTGTGTACCAGTTCTTGATGGGCGAGATTGGCAAGGAGTCGCCAAAGTTGCTCTCAGAAGTAAACCCCGATGCTGACGGCAAGAAAGGCAAAAAGGGCGAAACGCTGGGGGAAGCCTAAGCCGCGACCTAGCGGCATTGTTCAACGGGAAGACTGCCAATCAGCCGCAATGGTTCTCAGATGTTTTACTATGCGAAGAGTTCGGTTGGTCGTATGATGATGTCAGCGAAGCACCGCACTGGTTCGTAGAGCGTGCGCTTGCGTACCTGTCGGCAAAAAGAAAAGCCGAAAACGAAGCGACGAGAAAGGCTGGTAGGTAGTCAATGCGTGAACAGATTGGCATTGATGTAACGGCGCGTGACCTAGCGTCCAAGGAATTGGGTCGGGTACAGGGCGCAGTTACTAACCTTGCCAAGTCTACGGGCGCTGCGGTTCCACCAGTCAACGCCCTTGCTGGGGCGCAGCAAGGTTTAGCGCAAAAAGCATTCTTCTTGCTGCAAAACATGCAGTCTGTGCAGTGGGCGATTTCTATGGTTTCTGCAACCCTTACGCCAATGGTCAACGCCAATCGCGACTGGCAAGAATCTTTGACAAAAACCAATGTAGTTCTTGGCGAGCATGCACATGTCCTTATTGACGCGGCTGAAATTAGCGCGGAAACAATGGGTCTTTCAGGCAACCAAGTGCTGAAATACGGTTCAGAGTACGCCAACCTGTTCCGCGCCATGAAATTGACCGAAGAGGAATCGGCAAACATGTCGCTGGCAACCCTGCAACTTGCCTCAGACATCTCGTCGTTCAACAACATTGACATGGAGGAAGCACTTGCAAAGTTGCGATCTGGTCTCGTTGGGGAATACCTTCCGATGCGTACAGTCGGCGTGCAGTTGAATGAGTTAATCGTTGCAGAAAAGGCTCTTGAGATGGGGCTTGCCAATACTAAATCTGAAATTAGCGCCCAAGACAAGGTTATGGCGCGATTTAAGGTTATGACAGAACAACTTGATCTAACAATCGGTGACCTTGCCAGAACACAAGAGGGACTAGCAAACCAGCAGAGATTTGCTGCTGCGGCAATGGCGAATTTGCAGCGAGACGCTGGTGAGGCGCTTGTGCCAGTGTTTTTGGCGCTTACGCAAATGTCCATCGGTTTTATGGAAGTTCTAATTCCTATGATTAAAATTCTTGGAGAAGATTTTCCAGCCGTATTGGGTGGCGTTGCTGCCGCATTTGTTGTTGCCGCGCTAACTGGGAATGTTGCGGCGGCTTCATTCTTTGCTGCTGCTGGCGCAGCCGTTTCAGCAATGATTGCCCTAGCGCCATTTGTCCTCGTCGGAGTTGCCGTTGCGGGCGTGCTGATGTTGCTAGAAGATAACTTTGGTGTAGTGTCTGGAGCCATTAACGCAGTAAGCACGGGCATTGGATCGTTTGTTGAATTCTTGCAAGATCTTACGGTAAACATCTTGCTGTTTATCGCAGAATCGCCTTTGCCAACATTTTTTGCAATTGTTGCAGGAGCAATCCAATTTGCTGCTGGAGTAATGGGCGGAATTATTGGTTTTATTGCTGAACTTAACGAAAAGTTCAATATTTTGGGAACTATTGTTGATGTAGTTGGCGCAATCTTTAAGGGAATTTTTGATGGAATCATGGGCTTTATCAAGCCTGTGATTGATGCCGTTGATTGGTTCCTTGACTTCCTTGGCGTTGAGTTGCCGCAGGAAACGGTAGGAATGTCTAATGCAATTAGAGGCACAGTGCAAGATGCAGCAAAAGGCGTTGCAGCCATTGGAAAAGAGGGCGAGGATAAGGTTCGTGCGACCGTTGAGGGAGCGCGGGCAATTATTGATAGGGCATTCCCAGAAATGGAGGAAACCGCAAAAGACTACTTTGCGACGCTGCCAGAAGGGGCAGAAAGCGCACGAGTTAAAACGCTTATGGCGACAAGCGGAATCATGGCTGATGTTGCAAAGTCGCTGCGTGACGGACGCGAGTCTGTAAAAGCAGCAAGAGATTTTTTGAAGGAAGCAATTAAAGATGCCGTTAGCCCCAAAAAAGAAAAAAAGCAAATTGAAAAATTTTTGGACAGCAAGGAACTTCGTAAGGCGCTTAAGAGCAGCAACCAAGAAATTGTTGCTGCAGCGATTGCGGCAAAAAGAACTGCTGAGGAGCGCCTAATCGCCCTTGAAAACGGCGTGCTAAATACTGCGGTTGAGGGGGAAATGCAATATGGCGATGCATACAAACTGGTCGCAGAGGGATTAATGAACGAAATGTACGCGGCGCAGCAAGATGCTGCTAACCAAAGCCAGTTAACAATGGACGCAATTATGTTCAGAAATGGCGAGCGCACCATGGATGCTTACGCCGACGGTCTTAAAATTGGTGGCGAAAAGGCAAAAGACGTTCTCAGGGAAGTTGTCAATGGCTTGCGACCCTTGGTTGAGGCGAAGTCTCCGCCAACTCAGTATTCGCCGCTCCACAAGATTGACTCGTGGGGCGAGCGAACAATTAATGCCTTTGGCGACGGTATGCGGCGCGCCAGCGTCGCTTTGCGCCAAAGCGCCGCACTTGCCGTTTCATCAACACGCCCAGCATTTGACGCAGCCCCAAGCATGGGCGGCTTGATGGGCGGCGGGCAGTCGGGTTCTGTTGTCATTAACAACAACTTCCAGCCACAGAGCGTGCGAAAGGACGAAGACATTCGCCGCCTGTCGGAGCGCCTTAGCACCCAAGTTCGGCTACGCGGCGGGCTAAGAAGCGGCTCCTCAACGCCAACGGTGTTCTAAATGGCAGCGGTAATGTCGGTTACGGTCGGCGGAGTTGACCTAACCAGCAAGATTCTTATGGAAACCTTTACTGCGGAGGTCGGCTCGCGAGACACCATCACCACTTGCTCATTTGACCTGCGCGACGAGACCAAGACTGTTGACATTAAATCTGGTTCTCTTGTAATCGTCACCTCCACGGTGACCATCTCGCCAAGCGCGCCAGTGGCAACAGTAATTTGGCGCGGCTATGTCGGAAACATTGACTGGGCGTTTGATGGCGCGGCAAACCTCGTTACAGTTGACTGCCAGAGCGCCAATTCTTTGCTAGACCAAAAAGCGTACCGAAACAAGGAAGCCTACCGTACGGCAAACGGCAGAACTCGCGGTAGCGACATTATTTGGCTGCTATCAGACAGCACCGCCTCAGAAGGCGCTTCTCCAATTATCTATAACGCCGCAAAAATTCGCAACGCAGCCGATGTTTGGAGTACGGACATTTACTTTGGCGGAAAAACACTGCGAGAGGCGCTGGAGCATTTCTGCAAGAACGCTTATTCGGCAAAAATGCAATTCTGGGTAGACACAAGTGGGGAACTAAACATTGCTCGCGTTGGAACAACTATCAACATGATTGCCAATTGGGAGTTTCAACTTCCAGTAGGAACCGCGACGACCGCAACTAGTTGGACTTATGTCGGAACGCCAACCAGAGAGGCAATTGCTGGACAAAACTCTAACGGGGCTGGCGATCCGATTTCTGGGTCGGAGGTTGATCGCGGATTAAAGGTTGACAACAGCACTGAGGCTGCGTGGCAGGAAATTAGTGGTATTACTGCTGGGCGACGGTACTATTTTTCTGGCGCAATTAAGAATCTATCTGCAAACAGGGCGCAAATTCTTTTGCGTTTCCGTGCATCGTCTGGCGGGGCATATCTTTCGCCAACATTTACCGTTTCAACAGCAACTGTTGGCTCGTGGGTTCGCGTAGAGCAGGTCGTAACCGCTCCAGCGACGGCTACCCACCTTGAAATTCGCCTTGCGTATTCTGGAACCACCAGCGGAAGCGTGTATTACGACAATTTGCAGTTGATTGCGGAAACTGCTTCATTTGGCATTAGCGACACGCCAAACGACAGCACAACATTTGCCCCGATGAATTACGAAGAATCGCTTGACGCAAGCGCGATTATTAACGCTGTTGCGATCAAGGGCGGAGAGACTAAAAAGGGAAGCAAAAAATACACGACTTATTACCGCGAGTTTGCTCCATCGCTCGCGTATTTCGGAAGGGTATACGGCTCATTTATTGACGATTCTTCCGTAACTTCCAATGGGGCGGCAGATCGGGCAGCCGACGCAATTTTTTCCGAGTCAGCAATGCCAGTCCGCGAAGGCTCATACACAATTTCTTCCGACAGACTTGGCTACACGGTTCCCGTCGCAGGAACCTACCAAATCTTTGAACTCTCGCGCATGCCAGCCGCACGGCAGATCACTATTAACCGCATTGAGGGTCTTTCAATCCTGCCGTTTGGTAATGGAGAGATTGTTTACGAGATTCAATTTGGTTCACAAAAGGGGAATCTTGCCTCTGCGCTTGCAACGGTAGGGTCTGCGCTGATTGGCACGGCAAAACCGCGCCTAGGATCAACGGCGTTTGAACACAACTTGCAGCAAAGTGGCTATGTTGCTTCTGGTCGCCTCCTGAGCGACCCACAGGTAACTGGTGTTGCGGCGGAGGTTGAGGCTCCATCATCCATGCCAGCAGCGAACACCCCAATGTCAATTATCAAGAAAAATACCTCACTTCTTCCGCTGGACAACCTGCCAGACATCACCATTTACGCAGACGAGTTCCCAGAGGGAACGCTGGTAATGCTTCAGCCAGATCCCGCAGACCCGCACCTAACAAAGCCAACGCTCTACCGCAGTGACGGTGTTTCTTCTTGGGCGGTGTCAACCTCAGCAACTTTGCAGTCGGATGCGGCAGATATTGGGCAATTCCAACATGGAATTCTTACAGCCGATGCAATCTTTGCTGGAACCATTGACGCTAATTCAATTGATGTCATTAACCTTAACGCCGACAACATTACGACTGGAACAATCAGCGCCGTAGATGTTCTTGCTTCAAGAATTACTAACGATCCCGCTGGCGTTGGGCTGCTCATCCAAGGCGATGGCGCTGGAGTTGACGCTGGCTTTGGCGGGGTTAATGACGCTGTTATCTATTCTGGATACAACGCAACCAGCGTTGATAACGCAATTGAGAACGCATCAAACTTTATTTACCTAAGCCCAGACTCTATCACCTTGCCAGACGAAACTGTTGGCGCTGGGGTCGTTATTAGCGGTGCTGACGGGGTTGTCATCGTTGGGGAAAACACCATGATTGGGACGGAATCAAATGTTGGCAATCTTGGTGGTAATTATGTGCATATTCGGCGCGATTTTGACAGTGAAGGTATTGATCTTGCAACTGAGGGCGGCGTTTCAATTAATACTTGGAACGACAATAACGCATACGCAACGCTCACTGTAAGCGCAAACGGTATCGGTACTCAGCAAGCCCGCGCAATTGAGGCTTCTGGTACGTCGGAATTTGAGATAATCCGCGCAACCTCTACCACCGATGCGAGCCTGAGCAGCACAGGACACGCCTTCCAGATTGGCGCGAGCAGCGGTCAAAACCTTCGCATTGACAGCAATGAAATTATGGTGGTGAACAACGGAGGCACAACTGGGATGTTCCTCCAGAGCGATGGCGGCACACTGCAAGTTGGAGGCAATACCACCATCATAGGGACGCTCACCGCTACCAACCTTGTCAGCAATAACGACGTCACCCTCACTGGAACCGTTATCAACCAACGCGCCTCCGCAACCGCCGACGTGTGGCTATCATCTCAAACTGGAGATTCAGTCAACCGATTCTTGATTGAAGCCAACGGCGGAATGTTCTGGGGTTCAGGAAGTGCAACACGCGACACGAACCTATACCGAGGCGCGGCAAACCTTCTAGAAACTGATGACAACTTCCAAGTTGGCTCGCAGTTGAGGGTTGTCGCTCCAACAGGCACCACGCAAACCAGCAGCCAAGCAATCTATTTTTTCGTTAGCGGCAACGGCAGTTATGAACTCCGCCGAAACACATCGTCAGCGCGCTACAAGACAAACATTGTGGACGCGGATGAGGTGGTGCTAGAGGCAGCGCGCAAAGTCAAGCCGCGCCACTATGAGTCAACCATTGAGGCTGAGGCTGGCGCAACGCGCCTCGGCTTCATCGCAGAGGAGATTCACGAGGCTGGGCTGACGCACGCGGTAGGGTATGATTCTGACGGTAAGCCAGAAACGATTGACCCCGTGGCGCTCATTGCGGCGCTCTGGCACCGCGTGAATGACCTTGAAGATAGATTGAAGGAACTAGAGAAATGACCGCAAGCCAGAATAGCGAGATCCTCAAGCGGCTAGACCGCATTGAGCGTGATCTTACCGATATTAAGGTTGATCTTGCAGAAAGCAGGGGGGCGCTGCGCCTCGCTAAGACCATCATTGGGCTACTTGGATTGACGGGGCTAGGCTCCTTGCTCGCTTGGATGCAGGGACAGGGAAAGTAGAACAAGGAATGCCAATCAAAGTAGTAACGCAGACAACGCTAATTGAGGGCAAAAGCACCAAGAGGGCGGACGACAACTGGATGGATGATTGCGGCGTGACAAGCGCGGGGATGGCGTTGCAGTACGCAAGCAAGGGCGAAATCACGGTAACCCCGCAAGAAGCGTGGGATGCGGGAAGGCGCGCAGGACGCAAGGATGTTGACGGAGAAGGAAATGGGACGAGCGCGCACGAACTGATTGCCACGGTCAAGCAGTTGGGCGGCTATGCCCAGTGGGTTCCCGCTTGGGCTGCTGCAAAGCGCGCAGCCGCTGCTGGCGCTGCGATTGTGGTGAATGTTGAAGCCCCGCTAGGCATCCCTAAGCGCGTGTGGTCGGAGTGGCAGAAGAAGCGCGCCGCAAATAGTGCGCCATATGGACATTGGTGCGTGCTGGCGCGTGAGGGGGGCGCGTGGGAGTACGCCGACCCAACAATGAGCGGCAAGGGCAAAGAGGTCTACGGCAAGGCAATTTCTGAGCAAGAAGCAGATGGCATTGCGCGTTCCAAGACGCTGGTCAAGAAGACGCCTATCTGGATCGCGGTGTACGCCTCTAAGCCAGCCCCTAAAACGCCCGTAAAGCCGCCTCAGAAGCCCGTAGCGGCGAGCAAACCCGCTGCGCCTATAAAGACAGCCCCAATTGTGGTCAAAACCGCACAAAAAGAGGCGGTTAGGGCAAAATTGGCTTCAGCGCTGAAAGAGACCAAGCGAACGCCATGGGGGGCAGCGCAGCGCGCTCTCTGGAATCGTGTTTCGCAACTTCAAGCCAAACTTCGCAAGAAATAAGAAAGGCTGGTAAGAATGGGAAAGCGACCTATGCCAAAGCCAAAGCCAAAGCCAAAAGGCTATTAACAAAACGAAAGGAAAATCATGAACACAAAACAAATTAAAACAGCACTTCACGATGTCCTACGAACTGCACTCGCAACGACTCTTGCCCTTTGGCTAGGGATGGGCGTTGATGTCTGGAGCCTTGACACTGAGGCACTTAAGGCATTGTCGGCGGCAGGTATTGCAGCAGGTATTCAGGTTCTGCTACGGTATCTACAGGCTGGCGGCGAATATGGAGTCGGAGCCAAGAAGTAAAACAAAAAAGGGGGAATTAGGGGATGGCTTTACTAGAAGCAATTAATGCTGCGCGCCCGACAAACAACAAGTCAGTTTGCGGCGTTCGCCGCGTGCTAATGGGACTTAACGAGGCAGATGCGTCTGATCTAAAGTCGGCGCTAGAAAATCCCGCCATTGAGCATACTGCAATCGCCAAGGGCGTTGCAGTTGCTCTTGGCGTAAGACTCGCGCCTACCTCAGTGGGGCGGCATAGGAAAGGGGAATGCTCGTGTCAGTAGAAGAAGAAATTCTTCGCGCTCAGGTTGAGGGCGAGTTGCGGACGCAACTAAACGCCGCGCTTAAGAAATACGACTCATTGAAGCGCGACCGCGACGACTACACCGAAGCAATCTTCCGCGCAGCAAAATCGGCGGCAAGCGCAATGATAATCCCTCCAGTTCAAGCGCCAAAGCCAGACAAGCGCAGCAAGCAGCCAGAAACCGCAATCGCTGTGCTTGGCGACTTTCAGTTAGGCAAGTTGACCGCAGGATACAACTCAGTAATCTGCGAAGAGCGAATTAGCATTTACGCAGACAAGGTAATTAAACTAACCGAAATTCAGCGAGCCGACCACCCAGTCAACGACCTGCAAATTTTTGTCCTTGGTGACATTGTTGAAGGCGAGTTGATCTTCCCAAGTCAGCAGTGGCAGTTGGACAGTTCGCTGTATCAGCAGACGGTTCTTGATGCTCCGCGCATTTTGACAAACTTTATTCGCAAGATGCTTGCAAATTTTAGCGGCAAGATCACTGTCCACATGGTCATCGGCAATCACGGTGCAATCGGTGGATCTGAGCGTCGGAACATGAACCCAGAGAGCAACGCCGACCGCATGGCGTACCGAATTACGCAACTGATGCTCAAGGATGAAAAACGAGTTTCGTTCAACATCCCAGACGGCTCAGGGGAGTCTCATTGGTACACGGTTGCCGAAGTTTTCCCAAACTACAAGGTGCTACTTTTCCATGGCTATAACCTGCGCGGCGGGTCGGGCTTCCCTTGGTATGGCTTGATGAAGAAAGTCGGCGGCTGGGCGCTGGGCGCAATCCCAGAAGTTTTCCACGACACTGACTTCGGTCACTGGCATCAGCCAACGAGGGTAACGCTCAACCGCGTGACGGCGCGCTGCAACGGCAGCCCAGAGAGTCACAACACATTCGCGCAGGAGGCGCTTGCAGCAGTCGGGCGACCATCTCAGGGTCTGCGCTTCGTCCACCCCAAGCATGGGGTGACAGCGGAGTATGTAGTTTACCTTGACACGGATAACCCTGTTTTGCCACAGGTAGGGTAAGCAGAAGAACAGGTGTTGACCTAGGCGAACAAAACCTCTATACTCCACCGACTGCCGTAGAGCCGCAGCAGTCTTAGGGGTAAGGCTCACACGCGCAAGCGTGATAGGGGAACGAGGGGAATATGGCGTTCGCGCTTAAGCCCGTGCAGGAAGACTTCACGGCTATCAGCAATCTGAGCGACATTAGTTGGCGCTCAAACAAGACGACGGCGCTGATTGATTACGATGCGGCACTTGTGACGCTCCGTAGCGGTCAGGCAATTCGCCTTGTGGCAGAAAGTAAAGCAGTGTCATGGCGGAAGCGGGCAACGCTTCTTCAGGCATTTAGGAACCTTGGCGTAGCGGTTAAGTCTCGCTGCGTGGCAAGCGCGGACGGCACTTATGAGGTGATCGTTGCGTTGCGAGAGGCAGTCTAATGTCCCGCTGCTTTGATCCAAGTCATCGCTCGTATTCGGGCGACAAACTTTGGGATGAATGCCAGTGGAAGTCCAATGCCGCCACCCTCACGGGCAAGCGCCCGCAAATGGGGGAAGCGGCAATGGTCGGCAAAGCGGTTGACTCAGCGGTCTGCAAATTGATCGCTGGGCAACCTGCCGAAACGGAGCGGGAAGTGGAGTCCGCAGTGCATGAAGAAGATCCAACCGCTTCGCGGGTCTGGGCGCTTGATGCAATGAAGGAGAAAGCCAACGCGCTGGTTCGGTGCTGGCAGGAGCAGGTGCAGCCAACAATGCCAGAAGTTTTTGGCACGCAGGTTGAACTTCACTGGGATTTTGATGGCGTGACATACCACGCGCATCCAGACATCATTCTGTCCGACGGTTCAGTAATTGACTTGAAGACCAGCGAGCGACGCTTGGAAGAGCGGCGCGCTGATAGGGACTTCCAGTTGACCTACTACGCTTGGGGGCTGTTTGAGGTTTACGGGTCTCTCCCGCCGATGGTGGGGCTGGATGCGCTGATCTATGCAAACCCGCCGAAGGATGTGTTGGAGTGGAACCCAAAGGCAACAAAGCCTTGGTATGACAAGCAACGCAGCCGACGGCTAACACTCGCAGTGGAGTCGTTTAGGACAGAGGCAGCAAAGCGCGAGAGGTCGCGACAGGTTGCCAAAGAGTTGGACATGCATCTAACTCAGGGGTTTAACGCGCAGTTTGCATGCAATGGCTGCGCTTTCAAGAGTGAATGCCCCGCGTGGCGCGGCATTCAGGAATAAGGGGGAGACATGGCAGGAAACCCATTTAAGAAGGCGCAGAATGTTGAGCCGAAGATGAAGGTGCTGGTCTACGGCGCTTCAGGAGTTGGCAAGACGTTCTTCGCGCTCTCAGGCAAAGGAAAGATCGCAGTGATTGACACCGAAGGTGGCACGGCGCACTACGCTGGGCGAGAAGGCTTGCAGGATTTTGATGTCCTGCCAACCAAGACCTACAAGGATGTCAAGGCTGCGGTTGAGTTTGTTGCGGCAAACCCAGAGACATACGCCACGCTGGTCATTGACCCGCTGACGGTGATCTGGGAGACGCTGCAGGACTCAGCCCAGATTAAGCGCGCCGCTGCAAACGCAGCAAAGGGGCGTGGCAACGGCATCGTTGAGGAGACAGACCTTGAGATGCTGGACTGGGGTCGCATTAAGCGCCAATACAAGTCGCTGTTGACGGCAATCATTAACTTGCCGATCCACACGATTGTCATTGCGCGAGAGAAGGACGAGACAGAGAAGCGCGGAGACCAGATGGTTCGCATCGGCAGTAAGCCAGATTGCGAAAAGGGTACGCCGTATTTCTTTGACACCGTTCTGCGAATGTTCGTTGATGGCGGCGCACGCAAGATGACGGTGATTAAGGATCGGACGGGATCAAATGACGCGAAGTCAGAGATCGTTGACCCGACGTTTGAATCCGTCTTTGCCAAGGCGCTTGGCGTCAAGGGCGGCGTGAAGCGCGTCCAGATGGACGAGGCGGTAGCGGCTGCGCTTGATGCGGAAGAGGAGTTGGCTGACGAATCGTTGGCTAACGACGTTCGCATTGCCCTAGTTGCTGCGGGGATTGACGGCGATGCGCTGCTCAAGTCTCGTGGCTGGGATTCGTTTACAGACATTCCAAAGCAAAAGGCTGAGGAGGTCTTGAAGTGGGCGCTCGCGAAGAGCGCAGAAGGAGCAATCTGATGGATTTCGCACACATCACGATCATGGGAAATCTTGGGCGAGACCCAGAAGTTAAGGTCTCTGCCACAGGGTCAAAGTTTGCTCGCCTGTCGGTTGCAATCAACAAGCAGGTGAAGACTGACGATGGCTACGAGAACCAGCCAGTTTGGTACGAGGTGGTCTGCTTCGGCAAGACCGCAGAGGCTTTGGAGAAGTTCGCGCAAAAGGGCAGCAAGGTGCTTGTCACGGGCAAGCCAGAGCCACAGTCGTACACGGACAAGAATGGAAACGTTCGCCACAAGATTCAGGTGGTGGCAAACGATGTCGTGGTTGCCGCAGGGAAAAAGGATCAGGCGCAGCAGGTAGTTCGCGACGATGAACCAGACCTGTCCAGTCTGCCGTTTTGAGCGAGGAGAAGAGAACCAGAGCCGAAAAGATCTATGACCTTCTGCTCGCAGCGGGTGGTCAATGGGTCTACGGCTCTGAACTCCTCTCTTGGGAGGTCGGCGGGTCGCGTTACTCCGCAAGAATTGAGGAGTTGCGAAAGGCGGGGCATCACATTGAGTCTCGCCCAGACCCCCGACCAGACCGTGCGCTTTGGCAGTACCGACTCCTCACGGGGGAGCAGCAAGCGCCGCCAAAGGAATTGTGGCAGTGTCAGGGCTGCAGGTCTGTCCACGAAGGGCAGATCGGAATGGGGACGGTGAGCGACGATCTGAGGGTCGGAGGATGCTACACCTGCAAAAAGGGGCAGTCAGTTTGGAGGAAGATGTGAGCAGAACAAGTCGGCAGTGGATGCGGGTTGACCGCGATTGGGATAGCAATACGAAGATTCGCAGGATCGGCATGGAGTTTGGGGCAAACGGCGTCGTTGCTTGGTTTAGCCTCTTGGCTCGCGCATGCCAGAACGATGGCGTAATTGGCGACGACATGGATTTGCGTGTTGCGATCAGTTCGCCAGCCGTGAACGTCAGCCAGAACGAAGTTGACACAATTGCCGATGGGTTCAAGTCCCTTGGGGTTGTGGCGGAGGGTCTTGGCGGAGGATGGGTGGTGGCAAATTGGGACGAGTATCAACCTCCAATGAATGCGATCACTCCATCGTCACGAAAGCGTCACGCTATCGTCACCGATAACAGTGACTCAAGCGTGGCTACAGACAAACGTACAGACGGACAGACGGACAGACAAACATCCATGGTTATAAAGCAGGACACCAAGGGGAGTTTTCGCACTTCAGAGAGCGTCGGGAGCGTATTACGGAGGTTAGGGTCATGACAGACATCAAGGGTTGTGAATGGTGCGCGTGTGTTGGATGCAGTGAGGGAAACTGTTGCGATCACGGCAAGTTCACGGAAGATGGGAGATTCAACATAAGGCAGCCGCACAGGATCGCAGTCAGGGTTATCAGCGGCGAGCAAAATGCCATTGGCGGTAACTTTGTCGTTGAAGACGAGTTCGGTAATTTGTATCGCTGGGAAATTAATGAAAACAACGACGAAAGGTATCGCGGCATCCCGACGATTATGACGCGGCGACTTCAGAATCGTGAGCAGAACATTTTTGACATCTGTCCGCTCAAGGCAGACTTGACGCGGGCGTTCCCTGACCTGCTATGAACATCATTGATGGTCATTTGCCAACAATGATGACACCAAAGGGAATAGAGGCAATGATTGACCTTGGCGCAGACGAGCAGTTTAAATACGAGAACACCTTTGCGTACATTAGTGCGTATCGTATGTTTTTTGGTAGCAGCCCCAGCGTGCGCGACATTGCAGAAGCAATGCAGATAACTGTTTCTGCGGCGCAGCGCAGGGTGTTGGTGCTGATCAATCGCGGCTGGCTGGTGAAGACGCAACGCAAGGCAAGGACGATAAGACCAGCGGCGGTATCATTTCACGGAGACCAACTAGAAATCATGGATCTTTACAGGCAAAAGTGGATTCGCCACATCTCAGGGACGACAGAGACTTATGCACCAGATCAAAGTTCTTGGTAAGCCTGAGCCGCAAGGCTCATCTCGTGCATTTATTGTCAACGGAAAGCCGATCATCACGAGCGCCAATAAAAACCTGAAGCCTTGGAGGGCGCTGGTTGAGTGGGAGGCTCGCCACCAATGGGGTGGTAAGCCGCCTCTTGAAAAGGCGGTCGCCATTGTCATTGAGTTTTATCTGCACAAGCCCAAGTCGGTTAAGAGACCGCAACCTACGGTGAAGCCAGATTTAGACAAGATGGTGCGATCTGTG